TGCTCCAACACCTCCCCCATCTCGACGATGCGTTCCTCCGCATCCTGGAGCCGGTCCCACACGCAGTGGTCCGGGTCGCCGCACTCATGCAGCACAACGGGCTCGCTGCCATCCGCCGGGATGCGCGTCTCGATGTGGTGCGTGGCACGCAGGATCGGGGCGCTTGAGTATCCGTACGTCGTGGTCTTCATCGTTCTCCCCACGTCTCTCTTGCTGTCGTCCATCTGGTCTCTCTCACAGGGCCTCTCGGCCACCCGCTGTATCGGCCACCTGGGGGGATCTCCCCAAGAGAATCCTACGCCATGAATAGCCGGCCGGGCAGGCTAGGACACGGATTCAGGGGGGCTTCCCGGGCCGGCAGTCCCAGGATTGGGACAGGGGGCGCAGCCCGCAGGGCTGGCAGGGCTCGGCGAGCCGGGTACGCTGGGACGCCATGGTCCGACCCGCCCTCCTCGACGACCCCGAGCGCGCGACCGCAATCCTCGACCGCCTGGAGCGCGCCTTGGCGTCCGCCTGCTCAATCGGCAGCGCGTGCAGCGCCGCAGGGATCAGCGAGACCGCCTACTACGAATGGCAGGAGCGCGGGAAGGCGGATCTGGAGGCTGGAAGGGACACGATCTGGGCGGAGTTCGCGGGGAGGGTCTCGCGGGCGCGTCGGCAGGCGGAGGACCTGGCCGTTGCCATCATCCGGGGGGCTGCCGAGGGCTGGGTGGAGCGCCGAACCGAGCGCATCGTTGACCCCGAGGGCGGGGAGACCATCCGCGAGGTGGTGACCGAGCGCCGCGACTGGCGCGCTGCGGCCTGGATGCTAGAGCGCCAGCACCCCGCGGTCTGGGGTGCGCAGCAGACCATCGCCGTCGAGCACAGGGTCAAGACCTGGAACGTCCCAGGGCTGGTGCTGCCATCGACGCCCGCCGACCTGGAGCACGCACAAGCGCTCGCAGCGCTGCCCGAGCCGGAGGCTGGTGCGGTTGTGGTCCGCAACCCCCACCCTGCCAGCGAGCAGGTCGATCCGCCAGCCCCGAATGGCGTGCCGTCCCAGGAATGGGAACGAGAGCAGGCAGGGCAGGCACGCGAGGGGGGGACGTGACCGCGCGCTCGCCCGCCCTCGCGCCCCCGCGCCCGCCCGCGCCGCGCGCCCGCCGCCGCCCTGGGGCCCCCCCGTGCGGATCCCCCACTAGCCCCCATCCCCCCCCGCCGTGTCCACCCAAGGAGCCGAGATGAAGCCGAAGCAGGAGCAGGTGAAGAAGGACCCGTGGAGTCGAGTGGCCCCGGAGAGGGGCTGGTCGAGCATGGACCGGGTGCGGATGGACTGGGAGACGCGGGCGAGGATGAGCGACCCTGGTGAGGCGGAGAGGTCGTTGCCGCCGGAGGAGAGGTCTCGGTTGAGTTGGAGGAAGCTGGCGTGGGAGGTATTGGACGCGATGGAGACGCACGATCCGGCGAGGGCGGAGAAGGTGGTGTTGGCGGCGGCTGCGAGGATGGGTTGGGAGCCGAGGCAGCACTGGACGGTAACGGGATGACGTGGCGGGTACCGCCTGGAGACGCGAGTCACCAGTTACGCCGTCAGCGGGAGCTGGTGGTGTTGGGTATATGCGTGAAGTGCAAGGGGAAGGTTGAGCGGTACGGCGCGTGGTTGTGTGATGGGTGTCGGGCGTTGAAGCTGAGGAGCGAGCGAGCGAAGTACCATGCTGCGAAAGATCGACCCGAGCGAGTTCACACCGCACGGTGGAGCCGTGACGCTGTTCAAGGCGTTGGACTCGGAGGTGTTGATAGAGGGTCCGGCGGGGACGGGGAAGACGTTTGCGGTGTTGCAGAAGGTTCACATGCTTTGCGAGATGTACCCGGGGATCCGGGTGCTGTTCATCCGCAAGACGTTGAAGAGTCTGAGGGAGTCGGTGCTAGTGACGTGGGAGGAGGAGTGCCTGGGTAGCGACCACCCTGCGATAACGGGGACGGCCACGCGGTCGCACCGGGATACGTACACCTTCCCGAACAAGAGTCACATCGTCTTGGCGGGGATCGACACGCCGAGTCGGCACATGAGCACGCAGTTTGACCTGATCGCGTGCTTTGAGGCGGCGGAGATGACGGAGGAGGACCTGGAGTATCTGTTGACGCGCAATAGGAACTGGAAGATGCCGTTCCAGCAGGTGATCTGCGACACGAACCCGCGGCAGCCGAGTCACTGGTTGAACAAGCGGCCGGAGCGGCCGGTGCGGGTATCGGACGACCCGAGGCTTCCGAAGCCGAAGAAGGGTGCGAAGCAGATGCGCCGGATCTTGAGCCGGCATGAGGACAACCCGTTCCTGTTCGACCACGGGAAGGAGGAGTGGACGATCCAGGGTGTGGACTACCTCCGGAAGCTGGAGGGTCTGCACGGTGCGCGGTACCAGTGGTTCCGGCAGGGGCTATGGGCGGCGGCGGAGGGGATGGTGCTGCCGATGTGGGACCGTGCGGTTCACCTGGTTCCGTGGTCGGAGGTGCCGGAGCTGCAGTGGTACTGCGCTGGGCTGGACTTCGGCTTTGCTGCGCCTGGGTGCCTGCAGGTGTGGGGCTTCACCGGGAAGCGGGACGAGCCGATCTCGCAGCAGCGGGGGTACCGGGTGGCGGAGGTGTACCGGCGGGGGTGGACGCTGGAGGAGTGGGCGCAGGTGGTGATGGAGCTCCGACAGGAGTACCCCTTCAAGGTGGGGGTGTGCGACTCGGCGGACCCTGGGGCGATCAAGTTCCTGAACGACTACCTGGGTGCGCCGAGGGGTCGGGATCTGGGTGGCATCTTCCGGCCGGCGGACAAGACCAAGGGGGTAGTGGCGGGGCTCGAGTTGCTGCGGAGCGTGCTGGCGAACGAGCCGGCCCGGGAGGAGGGGGGCAAGTTCTACGCCGGGGGCCCGAGGGCGTACTTCGTCCAGGATGCCTTTCCCTACGGGACACAGCAGGAGCTGAGGTCGGAGGGGAAGGAGACGTGCTGGGAGGACGAGATCGAGAGCTACTGCTTCCCAGAGGCGGACGAGGGCAAGGCGGTCGGTGAGCTGCCGGACAAGCGGTGCGCGGACCATGCCATCGACACGGGCCGGTACGTCTGGACCTGGGCCTGGGGCAAGGACATGAGCCAGCGCCCTGGGCTGGAGAAGCCCAAGCCGGGGACCTACGCCGAGCTCTTTGGGACGGTGGAGAGCCTGTGGCGGGACCGGCTGAAGGAGATGCGCCGGGCGCTCTGGTAGGTCGGAGGCGGGGGCCACCTATTGCCGGTGGGTACCGCACCAGCTCTGTCGTGGTTGGGTGGCTTGCCCGCTCCATGAGGGGCCATCACACCGGCAAGGGCGATGCCCGACGACGGCCCGGTCCGGTCCCTCATGTCTCCACAGGAAGCATAGCACCTGGAAAGGCGGATGCCCGTACGCACTGGTAGGTAGGCGCGAGAAAATCCGGGAATGTTGCGCACAGAGGGCGGTTTTGCTGCCCATCTGGGAAATCGGCCTGTGCCGTTGACCCCGGATGGGAAGATGGTGACCCTTTGGGGGCCAGACAGCATCCACCCCAGCCGTGCCCACTAGGAGGGCTCCGAGATGAGGATGTCGCGTGGGTTCGAGCGTGCAAGCGCCCGCATGAAGCCGGCCTTTGCCGCCAAGCAGGCCCGGGTGTCGAAGTACAAGCGCCAAGCGGTGAAGAAGAGCGCCGCGCTGCAGAAGCGTGTGCGAACGGCGCTGGGGGGTTGACCCATGCCCTGGACAGAAGCGCAGCACAAGTACTTCTGTGCGCTCGCCCATGGCATGAAGAGCCGCAAGAAGGGCGCTCCTAGCCGGGAAGAGGCCAAGCGCATGTGCGACGAGGGGGTCAAGAAGGGCGGCAAGCGGCGCAAGGTCGTGCGGAGGGGCTCCAAGTGAGCCTTCAGGTCACTCCTTCGTACTGGCGGGAGGAGATCCGCGCGTCACAGGAGGTCTTGCGTCCCTACTTGGGTGACGCCTACGAGCGGGTGATCCGCAACTACACGGGCGGCCGGCACGGGGAGGACGCTTTCGGCCAGTCTGGGGACGACTCAGACCCCGAGAACCATGCCTTCGAGTGGATCGCCCTGATGCAGGGGCAGGCCATCCCTGGGGTCCCGCAGATCCGGGCCACGGCGTCCGAGACGCTGGGGGAGGTGGCCGAGCAGGCGCAACAGCTCGAGCTGGCGATGAACGAGCTCTTGCTGAAGAGCAAGTTCCGGCGCGAGATGTGCAAGGTCTTCGTGGACTACTCCATGCGCTGGGGGGTCTGCCTCGTCAAGCCGATCCCCCAGCTTGGGGCCTACCAGTACGAGGACCCGCCGGACTGGCCCCAGGCCATGCGCCTGTCGATCCGGGACTACTTCTGGGATCCCAGGAGCCTGGATGCCGAGACGCGGCGCTGGCAGGGTCACAGGGTCCGTGCGGACAAGAAGGACCTGCTTGAGGACGCCAAGAAGTACCCCGACCTGGGGTGGAACCTTCGGCTCCTGGAGCAACTAGGCGAGGTCACCGACAGCGACGGGCAGACCGACAACAGCACGGTCAAGCCCAAGATCCGCTGGGGTGGCGGGCCTGACCGTGAGCAGGTCGAGTACATCGAGGTCTGGGTCCCGGAGCTTGAGCTGGAGTTCACGCCCGCAGACCGCAAGCGGACCGGCCGGGCGAGCTGGAGGGAGGCCGGCTTCAACGGGATCATCCTCACGGTCCCCCTGGACTGGGAGTGGGACAAGCAGCCGGACGAGGCCGAGGAGCCCTGGCTGCGGGAGCCGCGGCCGTTCTTCGGCCCCCCGAGCGGGCCCTACGAGTTCTTCCAGGGCTACTACGTGCCGGACGACTCGGCGCCACTGTCGGCGGTGGGGGCCGTTGAGAACCAGATGCGGTACCTCAACGACCTCGCCCGGGCGATGATCTCGTCCGCGCGACGGTGGAAGCGGCTGGTCTTCGTGTCGAACGAGGACCCGGACCTGCCCATCCAGGTCGAGGAGGGGATGCACGACGGCGTCCTAACGACCAACGTCGGGGACGTGAAGCGCGGCATCCAGCAGGTCGAGGTTGGCGGGACGAGCAACGAGCAGATCGTGGCGACCGACATCGCCAAGAACCGGCTGGACCGTGCCTCCGGCGTGGACGACGCCCAGCGGGGTAACGTCACCGGCCAGGGGACCGCCACGGAGGTACTGGCAGCAACCCAGGCGAGCGCCGCGCGCGTGGGCATGATCCTGGGCAACTTCCGAGAGGGGATGCTCGGGGTCCTGCAGAAGATGGCGTGGTACGTCTGGAACCACCACCAGTTCCAGATCCAGGTGGGCCCGGAGGCTGCCGCCAAGCTCAGACACCCGCGGACCGGCGAGCCCGTGCGCGCTCCGGTCATCCGTGGCGGGTCGCCCAAGATCAACCCGCAGACGGGCAAGGTCGAAGCGGTCCCCATGGCACCCCACTTCGATGCGGTGTCCATCCAGATCCACACCTTCTCGGTCCAGAGCTTCGGGACGATCACGCCCACCCAGCAGCTCATGGAGTTCGACCAGACGGCCATGGCCTACATGCCGCTCATCTCGAACCCCCAGTTCCTGCACGTTGACTGGGCCTCGTTCTTCGCCGACCGCAGGCGCTTGATCCAGGGCGCGGATTTCTCCGCGTCCATCGACTTCGACCTGGGCCGGCAGGTTGCGATGGCGCAGCTCGGGGCCCAGCTCGAGCAGTCCCAGGGTGCCCAGGGTCCGGCGCAGCCGACCCAGGCCAAGGCCACGCAGCAGTCAGGATCGGGTCCGTCCTGGCGCGTGACGATGAAGAACGGACCGCAGCCCAGTGCCTACGCTCGCGGGGGTCTGCTCAAGCCCGGAGGGAACACAAAGCAGCCCAGCAAGCAGGGGGGTG